CACTTCTATTGACAGTTCTAATTCTTCAATAGTTGGAATTGGAACAACCTTTATAGATAATATTTACTATGTTCATCAGTTCTCTTCGAGTGGAACCGTTGGAATTATTACTTGTAACATACAATCTAATACATCTATTGTTGGGTTAGTATCTACCGGAAGTATAATAAAACCAATTGGAAAATACTCCTGGGGAAGACTATCTGGATTTACTAGATCTAATTCTCCAATTTCAATAGGAGTAACTGGTAATACGGTAGATGTTGGGTTGTCAACTTTTGCAACGATTCAGCGGAGAGGTACTGGTCTTAGAAATACTGGAGCTCTTCCAAAACTATTATAAATATCTAAAAAATATCAATATGGCAGCAATAGTAACAGATCAGTTTAGAATATTAAACGCGAGCAATTTTATAAATTCGGTAACGAATGATAGCGATTCTTATTATATTTTTTTGGGATTAGACAACCCATCTCAAGTTGGATTTGGTAGAACTACTGATTGGAATACTAATGTTCCAAACCCAACAGACAATTTTGAATATTCTTCACATTATAGGGATACCTCTTTATTTGGTAAAAAAATAACAAGCAGTAATATTAGAAGATTAATAAGAAAAGTTACTTGGACTTCCAATACATCTTATGATATGTATAGGCATGATTATAGTAGCATTAACAGGGCACCAAATTCAGATTTAAGCAGATTATATGATGCAAATTACTATACCATTAATAGCGATTATAGAGTTTATATTTGTATAGATAATGGATCTTCAAGTACAAATTTAAAGGGAAATAAATCACAAGATGAACCTACATTTACGGATTTAGAACCTTCCGCTGCAGGAACAAGTGGAGATGGGTATATATGGAAATACTTATTTACAGTTTCTCCAAGTGATATTATAAAATTTGACTCAACAGAATATGTTGTTGTTCCTAATAATTGGGCAACATCTGCAGATGCACAGATTGTAAGTGTAAGGGAGAATGGTAATTCCAGTATCACAAATCCAAATCAAATTAAAAAGGTATATATTGCTAACGGAGGAACAGGATATAGTTCAGGAGTAGTTGATATTGTGGGTGATGGCACTGGCGGAAGAGTGTCAGTCAGTGTTGATAGTAGTGGGTCAATAATTTCTACTACTGTTGTTGCTGGAGGTTATGGATACACTTGGGGAATAGTTGATTTGGGAAGTCTTCAACCCAGTGGAAGCATCCCAAATCCAGCAAAATTAATACCAATTATCCCACCTTCCAAAGGTCATGGATATGACATATACACCGAATTGGGAACGGATAAGGTATTAGCATATGCAAGATTTGATGATTCAACTAAAGATTTTCCGACAGATACTAAATTTTCTCAAGTTGGAATTATTAAAAATCCAACTACATTTTCTTCAGATACTATTGTTTTTACAGAAAATCAGTATTCATCACTATACTCTATTAAATTAACTGAAAATTTTAGTGGATCTCCAGTCATTGGGGAAGAAATTACTCAAAATTTAGCAAATGGCGAAACAGCAAAAGGATACGTGGCATCATATGATAGTGATACTAAGGTATTGAAGTATTTCAGAGATAGGTCCTTATACTTTATTAATGGGTTGGACCAAACTGATTATAATACAATTACGGCAGATTCTCCTGTTTATAGTTTTGAATCTTCGGCAGAACCTATTCAACCATTTGCGGGGTCTATTGATACCAGTTTTGGATCTCCTACACCAACAAATAAAGTTACCGTTGGAAGTAAAGTTATAGATTTGGGAGTAACTTTTACAGCAGGTCTTGCAAATCCCGAGATAAATAAAAAGACAGGAGATATAATTTATATTGATAATAGACCCCTGGTAACAAGAGACATTAGACAAAAAGAAGACATTAAAATTATCCTGGAATTCTAAAAAAAATGGCACAAAAAACAGATTTAAATATTAATCCATATTATGATGATTTTGATTCTCAAAAAAATTTTTATAAAGTTTTATTTAAGCCAGGATACCCAGTACAAGCAAGAGAATTAACAACTCTTCAATCAATTTTACAAGACCAAGTAAAATCTTTTGGGAGCCATATATTTAAAGAAGGATCGATGGTGATTCCCGGCAATATTGCCTATGATGGAAATTTTAATGCCGTAAAACTTAATCCTACTAATTTTGGAGTTGATATTTCTCTATATATTAATAATTTTATTGGTAAAAAAATAACGGGTCAAATATCCGGAACAACTGCAATAATACAATATGTTGCTTTTGTGGATGATATAAATGTTGAAGATTTAACAATATACGTAAAATATTTAGATTCTGATAACAACTTTGAATTTAACCCATTTGAAGATGGTGAATCATTAATTGCGGAAGAAAGTGTAACTTATGGAAACACCACAATTAATGCAGGAACTCCATTCGCATCATTAGCACCTCTAAATGCAACGTCAATAGGTTCTGCAGCATCTATTGGAGATGGAGTTTACTTTATCCGAGGTTATTTTGTCAATGTATCTAAACAAACTATAATTTTAGATAATTATACAAATACGCCTTCATATAGAGTTGGATTGAAAATTGATGAATTGATTATTAATGCAAAAGATGACACTTCACTATATGATCCTTCAAAAGGATTTACAAATTACGCAGCCCCTGGAGCTGATAGATTTAAGATTGAATTAACCCTAACAAAAAAATTAATATCTGATGTTAATGACACTGATTTTGTAGAATTATTGAGAGTTGAAAATGGAAAGACTAAAATAATTGAAACAAAAACTCAATATAATATAATCAAAGATTATATGGCAGAAAGAACTTATGATGAGTCTGGGGACTATACGGTTGAGCCATTTAATGTATCTGCAAATGATTCATTGAACGATGGATTGGGCAATAACGGATTATTTTTTAATACTGAGACGACTGAGCAAGGAAATATTCCATCAGAAGATTTAATGTGTTTGAAAATATCTCCCGGAAAAGCTTATGTGAGGGGATATGATGTAGATAAGATTTCAACAACTATCATAGACGTTCAAAAGCCAAGAGATACTGAGTCTATTCAAAATGTCAATATTCCCTTTGAAATGGGAAGTATTATAAGAGTTAACAATGTATCTGGAGCCCCAAAGCAAAAATATACGGTAGATTTATATAATCAACTTAATTCTACCGGAACTATAATTGGTAATGCACGAGTATATAACTTTAACTTGACCGACGCATCTTATATTGATGCTACAACTAATTGGGATTTATATCTTTATGATATTCAAACATACACTACTCTTGTTTTAAATTCTACAGTATCAAATACAGAATTACCGGCAACATCTTTTGTAAAAGGAAAGAGTAGTGGAGCCAGTGGATATGCGGTTGTTGCTGGTGGAGCATCAGATACTATTAGTTTAAGACAAACTTCTGGTACATTTTCAGTAGGAGAACAGTTAATTATTAATGGTCTTGACTTTCCAAGAACTATTAAAACAGTAACTTCGTATTCTACAGAAGATATTAAATCAATAAAGCAAACAACTGCAATATCCGGACTTCCAATTGATTTTACTGCAGATTGTTTACTTGAAAGATTTAGATTTCCAAATGGAATAACTCAAATAACCATTTCTGGAGGAAACACCGTATCAAGTCCTGGAAAGTTTTTTACCGGTATAAAAGTTGGTTCAATTATTAGATATCAAACTACTTCTGGAGATGAATCATTTAATAGAGTAACGGCAGTTTCTCCTACGGGAACGTCATTAACTATTAGCTCAACTCCCGGAATTTCTGGAGTATATTCTGGTTCTGTTACAAATGGAACTTATAGTAATATTTTTATTGGAGCACCAATTATAAGAAATGAAAATGCATCATTCTTATATGCTCAATTACCGGATTCTAATATTTCTTCGGTAAATCTTTCGGATTCATTATTAACAATTTCCGATCAAATAACTGGAGAATCTACAGACGCCAATGGTGTATTGGTATTTAATTCATCAAGTATTCTTGGTATTTCCAGTGCATTTTATGCAGCATTTGATGAAGAGAGATATTCAATACATTATAACGATGGAAGTATTGCGCCATTAACTTCAGACCAATTTTCTCTCAGTGGAAATACTGTAACTATTGGAGGTTTAAGTCCTAATGAAACAAATATTGTCGTAAATGTAACTTTAATTAAAAATGGAATTCAAAGCAAAGTAAAAAATTATAATAGAAGTCAGACTCTAACAGTACAAAAATCAAAATATCCTCAATCAGGAACTGGCATTAGTTCTTCAATTGGAGATGGTCTTACATATAATCAATACTATGGATTGAGAATTCAGGATGAAGAAATATCGTTAAATTATCCCGATGTAGTGAAAATTATATCGATATATGAATCGTTTGATTCATCTGCACCTTCTTTGGATCAGATACAATTTAGTTCTAGTGCTAATGTATCGACAAATGCAATTATTGGGGAAAATATTTTTGGAACTACTAATAATACAATCGCCAGAATTGTTTCAAAACCCTCAACAAATGTCTTGGGTATTGTATATTTAAATTCTGAAAGATTTTTAAGTGGAGAAACAGTAACATTTGGAGACTCAAATATAACTACGGAGATTGAGTCTATTACTTTAGGAAAATATAAAGATATTACAAATTCATATACTTTAGACAAAGGGCAAAACAATCAATATTATGATTATTCCAAAATTATTAGAAAAAAAGACACCATAGAACCTTCTAAGCAACTTTTGATAGTGTTTGATTATTATTCAGTGCCATCTAATGACTCTGGAGACGTTCTGACAGTCTTAAGTTATGATAGTGATAGATTTGCACATGATATTCCTTTTATTGGTCCAAGGTCTATAAGAGCTTCGGATACTTTAGATTTTAGACCAAGAGTACCAGTATTTACTTCATCTTCTTCATCACCATTTGACTTCTCCTCAAGAAATTTTACTGCCAATTCAGAACCAACACGTATTTTATCGCCAAATGAAAGTTCTTTACTTGGATATGAATATTATCTAGCAAGAATTGATAAGTTGTATCTAGATAAACTTGGAAATTTTATTCTCGAAAAAGGAGTGCCCTCAAAAGACCCTAAGGCACCAAATAAAAATGATGCTGTGATGGAAATTGCAACTATTAAATTACCTCCATATCTTTATAATTCAGCAAATGCTATTATTACATTAATGGATAATAGAAGATATACGATGAGGGATATTGGATTAATTGAAGATAGAGTTGAAAATTTAGAAAGAGTTACTTCTTTATCATTACTTGAAGTAAATACGCAGACTTTACAAATCCAAGATGCGGATGGAAATAATAGATTTAAAAGTGGATTTTTTGTAGATGATTTTAAAAATTATAGTTTTATTAATAGAGGGTTATCTTCTATTAGAATCAATGTTGGCGCAAATGAACTAACTCCTATTGTTAGTAGAAATTCACTTAAGTCTCAAATTGCCCCAGCAATTTCTATTATTGATGATGAGTTAGATTTATTAGAAAATTTTGAGTTACTGGATCCAAATGTTCAAAAAACAGGACAGGCAGTAACTTTGAAATATGAATCTGTTGGATGGATTGAGCAAGCGTTTGCAACGACAGTTGAAAACGTAAATCCTTTTAATGTTATTGTTTATAGTGGAGATATTAAGTTAAGTCCAGAAATTGATAATTGGGTTAGAACAGTTCAACTTCCAGATAAAATTATTAATGTAACTTTAAATTCTAGTAGGACAGTTAATCAGAACTTAACAAGTAATGTTTTTGTTCCTTTGACTCCTATTAATAATGCAACATCAGAAAGAATTAATTTACCTAACATTAGAGGAGGTGACCCACGACCTGGCGGTAATGGAACTATCACCAATAGCACTACAAATGTAACATCAAATACTGTTACAAACACTAATACGACTACTTCTACTAGTGAAAGTTTTGACACCGTAAGTAACAGCGATACTACAATACGAAATATTTTAGTATCTTCTTCTAGTGAATCATTTATGAGATCCAGAAATACTGAATTTTCTGCATCTAATCTTAAACCATCTACACAATTTTATCAATTCTTAGATGGAAATAGTGGAGTGGATTTTATTCCAAAATTAATTGAGATAGCAAATGATAGTAGTTTAGAAAATTATGGCGCTTCTAATGCATTTATAGTAGGCGAAACTGTTATTGGAACGTCAGGCGGAAGTAATCTAATTACATTTAGAGTTGCAACGCCCAATCATAAATATGGTTCATATAGGTCACCTTCTACAGCATATACAATTAATCCTTATATTAGAACAGAATCTTTACCATCGACATATAGTCAATCTTCAAAAATTCTTAATATTGATACAGTATCATTATCGGAAGAAGCACAAGGAAAATATAGCGGTTATTTACTTAAAGGTATGCAACTAGTTGGACAAACTAGCGGTGCGGTTGCATATGTAAAAGATTTGAGATTAATTTCTGACAATTTTGGAGATTTAATAGGAGCATTTTATTTAAGAGACCCAAATACAATTCCAACCCCAACAGTTAGGATTGCTACAGGAACTAAAACATTTAAAATAACTTCAAGTTCAACAAACAATCCTGGATTACCAGGAAATACTAGCGTTTCGTCGGCCGAAACAAATTATAATTCCGATGGAACCCTAGAACAATGGGAAAATGAGGTTGTAGTAACAACTAATAATTTAACAACAAAAACGGTCACTAATCTTACGACAAATACAACGACTTCGCAAACAACAATAAACACTCATACGAGGACAACCGTCCAGAGATTTGTTGATCCTCTGGCACAAACATTTGTTGTTGGTGGTAATGTAGAAGCTCCATCTCCGACATCTTCAAATGATGATGTCAATGGTGCATTCTTAACCGCCGTTGATTTATTTTTTGCTTCGAAATCTACTGGCAATGCTCCAGTAAAAGTTGAAATAAGAACTGTTGAGTTGGGAACTCCAACAAGAATTGTTATTGGAAATTCTATCACATTGAGACCAGACCAGGTTAATATCTCCGACGATGCTTCCATTGCTACGACAGTTACTTTTGATGAGCCAATTTATTTACCACCAGGAAGAGAATATGCTGTTGTAATTATTTCAGAAAATAGTGATGAATATGAATTATGGACGGCAGTTATGGGAGAAAAAACTGTGAATACCAAAGAACTGCCGGATGTAGATGCTGTTACATATTCTAAACAATTCTCTATGGGAAGTTTGTTTAAATCTCAAAATGGTTCCATTTGGACGGCAAATCAATATCAAGATCTCAAATTTAAACTCTACAAAGCAAATTTTGTATCACCGACAGGAACTGCATTTTTCTACAATCCTACCCTAGATGAAAGTAATGGGTATGTTCAGAGATTAGGAAATAATCCCATAACAACATTACCCAAAATATCTATTCTTGGATTTACAACAACAACCAATGCATCGTTAATTAGCACTTTGAGCACGGGTAGAAAAATTGTTGATGGATCTAAAAATTATGTATATGGATATGTTGTTGGGACAGGAAGCTCTGTGGCCACGGTAGGATTAACTACCGGAGGAACAAATTACGTTAGTGATTCCAATGTAGAGACTTATAATATTACTGGAAATGGTTCCGGTCTTAGATTAAATATTACGGCATCTTCTGGAGTAATTACTGGAACTCCGGTAATTGTCAATAACGGAAATGGATATAATAGCGGGGATGTTGTCGGAATCGTAACATCCAGCGTTTCTTCTCAGACTGGGCGAGATGCAAGAATTACTATTTCTACGATTACTGGATTAGATACACTATACTTAGGGAATGTTCAGGGAGAATCTTTCACTGTTGGTGCTGGACTAAGTTATTATGATAATCTTGGTCAAATAGTATCGCTTGCGAGCACTTCAATTAGAAGTTATTCAAGTCCAACAAATCAAGATTCCGGAAATTACGCACGAATTCAACATTTTGATCATGGCATGTATTCAAATACTAATAAAATTAATATTAGTAACGTTGAATCTAGCACAGCACCAGTTTCTATCACAACAAAGTTGACTTCCTCATCAGGATCAATCTTTGTTGCAGTTGGTGACACATCAAACTTCACAACTTTTGAAGGAGTTTTAGTGAGTGCTGCAAATCCAGGATATGTAAAAATTGGAAATGAAATTATTAAGTATGAATCTGTAGGTAATGGTTTATTAGGAACTATTGGTAGAGGAATTGATTCAACTATTTCAATTGACCATGAACAAAATAGTTTAATGTACAAATATGAGTTAAATGGAATTTCTTTGAGAAGAATTAACAAAACTCATGACATTAGTGATTTTAATATTGGATTAGATGGATATTATCTTGAGATTGATAGATCTTCTACAAATGGCGTAAATAGAAGTTCTGACGGATCCACTGCGGGAATGCCACAACTACAGTTTACCTCTGAGGCAAATTTAGGAGGTTCTAAAGTTCTTGCAAGTGAAAATATATTATACAGTTCAATAGTTCCCACATATGATATCATTACACCAGGATCATCAACTTCTGCTTCTGCTGTAGTTAGATCAGTTACAGGAACAAGTGTAGATGGTAATGAGACATCATTCTTAGATAATGGATTTGAGCCGATTCAATTAAATACTCTGAACAAATTAAAGTCAATAAGAGTAGTTTGTTCTAAGGAAAATGAAACTGAATATCTTGGAAATCTGCCAAGAAATAAATCATTTACTACTGGAATAACTTTAAATACAACAGATTCTAATTTATCACCCATTATATTTTTAGATACTGCATTTACTGAGTTTATTTCAAGTAGATTAAACAGTCCAATTTCCGATTATGTATTGGATGGTAGATCTAATTCAATATTAGATGACCCACATGCTGCAATTTATGTTTCAAGAACTGTCAATTTAGTGCAACCAGCTACCTCATTAAAGGTTATTTTATCTGCTTATCGCCATGAATCCGCAGATTTTAGAGTTTTATACAGTTTAATTAGACCAGATTCTTCTGAGGTTGAGCAATCATTTGAACTATTCCCAGGATATGATAACTTGACTTATACAACTTCTGCCGGATATTCTGTTTTAGATTCTTCTAAAAATAGTGGAAGACCTGATGCTTTTGTAAGTTCTAGTTTAGATAATCAATTCAAAGAATATGAATTTACTGCTGATAATCTTAGTTTATTTACTGGATATACAATTAAAATCGTAATGTCCGGAACTAACCAAGCGTATCCACCAAGAATTAAAGAACTTAGAACAATTGCGGTAAGATAATATGATTAGGGTACAGGGGCATCAAAATCTTTATAGAGACGAATCCAGTGGAGCCATAGTCAACTGTGATTCTGTTGGATATAATCAATATCTCAATACACTTTATAATAGAGATTTTCAAAAAAAGGAATTGGATAAAATGAAAGCGGATATTAATGAAATTAAATCTTTATTGAGAGAATTGTTAAATGGATCCAAATGATATTGAGTTAAAAACTATTGATAAATTATTTGAATATGAAAAACATTCTAGATTTATTGATGATTTAAGTATTGAAGAACTTAGAAATTTTTCAAAACTATATTGCAAATTATATCTCAGGCAACAAGAAGTTTTAGCAACTATGAGTAAGATATAAATAAATTGTAGAGCTAAAAAAGATAGATGGCAGCAGTATACGTAAATAATTTAGTCATCAATTCTGGTTCTGATTTTAGTCAGTCATTCACTTTGGAGGGATCTGATGACAATTCCCCATTAAATTTGACTGGTTATGAAGTTGATGCTCAGATGAGAAAGTGGTCTGGAAGTTCTTCGGCCATAACTTTTACAACTTCAATTGAATTTCCATCTACTAGTGGTAGGATATTACTGTCTTTATTGTCAGAAGAAACATTATCTATAAAACCTGGAAGATATGTTTATGATGTTGTAATTACCGATTCTTTTGGGGTTAAAATCCGTGTTATTGAGGGAATGGTTCTCGTAAGCGAAGGAGTAACTAGGTAATGTCCGATATAAAAGTAAGAGTTGGGCAAAAAAATGCAGTTAAAGTAGTCTCTAGTGTTTCTGGGTCTGCTGGTGGATTTGCCGTTGTTGCAGAAAATGTAATCGGAGGGATAGCATCGGTAACTTCTGTCAATGTAAGTGGATTATCTACATTCGTAGGTGTTACTACTTTTAAAAATAATGTTTATATTGATGGAGATTTATATATTAGTGATGATTTAGTATTCGATGAGCTTAATGGTAGAAATATCAACATAACTGGCATTGGAAGTATTGTTACTCTTAATAGTGCCAATTCTACTTTAAATAATATCAATTCGACTGGAATAAGCACACTTGGTATTGTTAATGCATCTCAATTTTATGTTTCCGGAGTCTCTACCTTTGTAGGTGTAAGTACTTTTAAAAATAATGTTTATATTGATGGAGATTTATATATTAGTGATGATATTTTCTTCGATGAATTTACTGCTCGAAACGCAAATATTACCGGAATCCTTACAGTAGGGCAATCAATTTTTTATCCTATAGGGCAACCTTATGGTGTTGCATATTTTGATTTAAACGACCAATTAGTTTCTACCGGAACAACTGCATCGGCAATATCGGAAACTAACTATATACTTACAACCGACAATTCAGGAATACCAACCTGGTCTGGAGTTATAGATGGAGGAACCTATTAGTGTCTAAACCAACCAGCAGACAAGGACTCATAGATTACTGCCTAAGGCGCTTAGGTGCTCCTGTATTGGAGATTAACCTTGCCGACGACCAAATAGATGATTTGGTCGATGATGCCTTACAATACTTCCAGGAGAGGCACTTTGATGGTGTGGAAAGAATGTATTTAAAATATCAAATAACGCAGGCAGATATCAATAGGGGTTCTGCTGTAACGGGTGGTGTTGGGGTAGTTACAACCACAGGAACATCAACAAATGTAAGTGGATTAGGAACTATAACTTCTAATTTTTACGAAACATCAAATTTTATTCAAGTGCCAGATTCCGTGATTGGAATAGAAAAAGTATTCAAGTTTGATACTAGTTCTATTTCTGGCGGAATGTTCAGCATCAAATATCAGTTATTTTTGAATGATTTGTATTATTTTAACTCTGTTGATTTATTGCAATATTCTATGGTTAAAACCTACCTTGAAGATATTGATTTTCTATTAACTACAGATAAACAAATTAGATTTAATAAAAGACAAAATAGAATGTATTTGGATATTGATTGGCGAGCGCAGCAAGTAGGTAATTTCTTGGTAATTGATTGCTATAGAATTTTAGATCCAAATACCTTTACTAATGTTTATAATGATAGTTTCTTGAAAAAATATTTGACTGCCACTATGAAGAGGCAGTGGGGTCAAAATTTAATTAAATTTAGAGGAGTAAAGTTGCCTGGAGGAATTGAATTGAATGGAAGAGAATTATACGAAGATGCAGAAAGAGAATTGGCAGATATAAAACAAAGAATGTCTCTTGATTATGAATTACCACCTTACGACTTTATTGGATAATAATGGCACTAAATCCTTTTTTTCTCCAAGGTTCACCAAATGAACAAAGACTCGTCCAGGAGTTAATTAACGAACAGTTGAAAATTTATGGCGTAGAAGTAATTTATATACCCCGAAAATTTGTAAGAAGAGAGACTATCTTAAGGGAAATTTCATCATCAAAGTTTGATGATAATTTTGCACTAGAGGCGTATGTAAATAATTATGAAGGATATAGTGGACAGGGAGATATCCTTACAAAATTTGGAATGAGTTTAAAGGATGATTTGAGTTTGATTATTTCTAAAGAGAGATATGAAGATTTTATTTCTCCACTTTTAGATTCCGAAACTAATGAAGAAATTACTTTAGCATCTAGACCTAGAGAAGGAGATTTAGTATATTTTCCATTAGGTCAAAGATTATTTGAAGTTAAGTTTGTAGAGCACGAACAACCATTTTATCAATTGGGTAAATTATATGTCTATGAATTAAAGTGTGAATTGTTTGAGTATGAAGATGAAGTTATTGATACATCTATTGATGAAATTGATACCCAAGTTCAGGAAGAAGGGTATATAACGACCTTAAGTTTAATTGGTCTTGGAAGAACTGCAACAGCAGTGGCATCAATTGGAACTGGTTATATTAGGGAAATAACCTTGAATAATGATGGGTATGGTTATACTTCCATCCCAACCATAGGCATATCTTCGGCACCTGTTGGAGGAACAAACGCATCGGCAAAAGTAATTGCAGAATTAAAATCTGGATTTTATGCTATAAAACAGATAGTATTGACTAATGCCGGTATTGGATACACGATTGCTCCAGATATTTCAATTATTGGAAATGGTATTGGTGCTGCTGCCACATGTGGAATTGAAACTTCACAGTCCGGAGTTATTTCTATAAATCTTACTGATAATGGTGTTGGATATTCAACTGCACCATATGTAAATATTGTAGGAAATGTTGGTGCGGGGGTGACAGCAACGGCATCATCATCAGTTGTTGGTGCTGCTCAGAGTGTGTCTTCTATAAGTATTTCAAATCCTGGAGTAGGATATTCTGCTGTCCCTCAGATTGTTATTAATGGACCACCAGTTCTAACTGGAATTGGAACTTATATGTTTAATGAAATTGTAACCGGATCTAGGTCAGGAACAACTGCAAGAGTCAAATCTTGGGATTTTGACACTAAAATTCTTAAGATTTCTTTTGTGAATAATGTGGCATCTAAAGGATTTTTCCCAGGAGAAACAATTACCGGATCAATTTCTAATGCCCAATATTCGGTAAATACTTATAGTAATTGGAACCCTTATGATAAATATGGTGATAATTTGCAGATTCAAACTGAAGCAGAATCCATTTTAGATTTTTCCGAATCTAATCCATTTGGTTCTTATTGATACTATAAATATATAATACGGTAATAATTGAATAAGCGGGTATAGAAAAACGTTAGGAACCTATTTTTACCATCAAATCATTAGAAAGACTGTTACTGCATTTGGAACTCTTTTTAATGACATTTACATAGAACATAAAAATTCATCTGATGTGGCAATCAGTCAGATGAAGGTTCCTCTTGGATATGGACCTATGCAAAAGTTTCTTGCCAGGATTGAGCAGCAATCGGAATTGAATAAGGCAATTCAGATTACTCTTCCCAGAATATCATTTGAAATGACTTCCATTCAGTATGACCCTACAAGAAAGGCAAATGTAACTCAAACATTTAAAACTTGTGGCAACGGAGATACTATTAAGAAAGTTTATATGCCGGTTCCATATAATATTGGATTTCAATTAAACATTATGACCAAGTTGCAAGATGATGCTCTACAAATAGTTGAGCAGATTCTACCAAACTTCCAACCCTCATTTAATCTAACAGTAGATTTAGTTGATTCTATTGGAGAAAAAAGAGATATTCCTGTGGTTTTGGATAGTGTATCTTTTACCGATGATTATGAGGGAGATTATTCAACTAGAAGAACTTTAATATATACTTTAAATTTTACTGCCAAAACTTATCTGTTTGGACCAATTTCTGATAGCACGGACGGTCTTATTCGTAAGGTTCAGGTTGATATGTATACGGATACTGATACTACAACTGCCAAGAGAGAAATGAGATATACTGTTGTTCCAGACCCAATTGATGCAGGACCAGATGATGATTTTGGATTTAATGAAGAATGGCAAGACTTTACAGATTCTAAGACTTATAGTCCAACTCAACAAAGGGATATTTGATAGATTATGAAAAATAATTATGAAGATTTGGATAAGGCACTGAATATTGAAAGTAATATTGTTGAGGTAGAAAAGTCTATTACACCAATTGATATTATTCCGACACAGAATAATGATATAAAAAAAGATTATGAATATACCAGAGCAAATTTATACTCATTAATTGAAAAAGGTCAAGAGGCAATTAATGGAATTATGGAACTTGCTGGTGAGGGTGGCAGTCCAAGAGCATATGAAGTGGCAGGGCAATTGATTAAGAGTGTTGCCGATACGACTGATAAACTTATAGACTTACAGAAAAAACTGAAAGATGTTGAGGAAGATAATACTAAAGTTTCAAATAATGTAACTAATAATGCGGTATTTGTTGGGTCTACTTCGGAATTATCAAAATTACTGAAGCAAGGTTTTCTAAATAATAAAGAGTAATAGATTTTATCAGATGAATGGGCAATTAAAACCATATAAAACGGTGGAGGAGATTGCGAAGAAACATCGTATGAATGTCTCTGATATTCAGAAGCAACTTGATATGGGTGCTCCAATTGAACATGAGCACA